GAATGTTCGTCTCCCCGGCACCACCAAAGACAACCATATGGGCAAACACGAATGTCCGGATGCCGGACGGGAGCCTGAAGAGAGTGAGGCGGAGCAGGATATACATACCGGCGACCGTGTTCGACAACAAAATCCTTCTGGAGAACGATCCCGGGTATCTTGCGAACCTTGCGATACTGCCGGAGGCGGAGCGGAATGCGCTGCTGTACGGCTCCTGGGACAGCTTCCAGGGGCAGGTGTTCCGTGAATGGGTGAACGACCCGGAGCATTACGAGGACAGGCGGTGGACACATGTGGTGAAGCCGTTCGACATCCCGGCATCATGGAAGATCGTGAGGGGGTTCGACTTCGGGTATGCGCGTCCGTTTTCCGTCGGCTGGTATGCGGTGGACCATTTCGGGAAGGTGTACCGCATTGCCGCATGGTACGGGTGCAACGGGACCCCGAACAGGGGGATAGAGCTCCATCCGCATGAAATCGCAAAGGGAATCCGGGAGAAGGAAGAGAGCGATCCTGTATTAAAAGGGCGCAGGATCACGGGCATTGCGGACCCATCCATCTGGGACGAGTCAAGGGGCGATTCGATCGCAAGGCAGATGGAGAGCGCGCCGAATTACATATACTGGTCCCCGGGAGACAATACACGGCTTGCAGGCAAGATGCAGTGCCACTATTATCTGGCTTTCGACAGGGACGGTGACACGATGTTCCAGGTGTTCAACAAGGAGGAGAACCGTGATTTTATCCGGACGGTGCCGATGCTCGTGTATTCTGGGAAAAACCCGGAGGATATCGATACGGACATGGAGGACCATGCATATGATGAATGGCGGTATGTCCTGATGGACAGACCGATCGCGCCGCGGGAGAACGTCCTGAAGCGGAACCCGCAGGATGACCCGCTGAATCTTTTTGCGGACCGGAACAGGGGAAAGAAGTACACGTATATCAACGTTTAGGAGGTAAGAGATGGCAGGAAAGAGCAGGGAAGATATGAGGAATATCCGGTATGGGAAGAGGAATGTGCAGCAGCCGGCCGGGGACAACGGGCGGCAGGACACTGCAGATGCACCGGTGCAGAAGGATGGAATGCCGGATGTGGGAGACCAGCCGGGCATAAGCCCGCAGGAAGACCTTGCGCAGAAGCAGGCGTTCCTTATGGCGGCTTCCAGGATCAATGACAGGGAGAAGATGGTGCAGCACGAACAGGAGAACAGGGCCCACGATGCGGAGATGTCACCGTCTGCCGGGGCTTCCATGCCGGGTACCCCGGATGTCCAGCAGACAATCGGGGAGAAGGAGGTCGGTGAAGCATTCCACATCCTGCTGAAGTACAAGGAGGAGAAATCGACCCTCGAAGCGCGGATCATGGAAAATGAAGAGTTCTGGAAGATGAACCACTGGGAGGTAATGGAAGGTGGAAAGGACAAGGACGATACGCGGGTAAAGCCGAAATCCGCATGGCTGTTCAACATCATCAACAAGCATGCGGACGCGATGGACAACTACCCGGAAGCGAACATCCTGCCCCGTGCAAAGGACGACGAGGAAGCCGCAAAGGTGCTTTCCGAGGTCATCCCGGTAATTATGGAGCAGAACGGGTATGAGGACACCTATTCGGACGCGCAGTGGTACAAAGCGAAGAACGGAACCTCCGTGCAGGGCGTGTTCTGGAACAATGACAGGGCGAACGGACTGGGGGATGTCGAGATCAGGAAGATAGACCTGCTCAACCTGTTCTGGAAGGGCGGGATCAGCGACATACAGGATTCCCCGAACCTTTTCCACGTGCAGATGATGGATAACCGGGAAGTGAAGGAGCGCTACCCCGAGGTCCGGACAGGGGGGACGCAGAGCTTTGGGCTTACGGTTTCAGAGGCTTACCAGGTCGGGGCAGATACGTCCCAGCAGACGGCGGTCATCGACTGGTATTACAAGAAGCGCGTCCGTGTGACGGATGAAATGGGCGTACCTAAGACGAACACGGTGCTGCATTACTGCAAATTCTGTAACGGCCAGGTCATTTATGCATCCGAGAATGACCCGAATTACGCGGACAGGGGCTGGTACGACCACGGGATGTACCCGTTCGTGTTCGATACCCTCTATCCCATCGAGGGAGCGGTGTACGGAATCGGTTACATCGACATCATCCGGGATGACCAGCTGTTCATAGACAAGCTCCAGCAGGCGATCCTCGAAAGTGCGGTCGTAAATTCGACACCGAGGTACTTCTTCCGGAATGACGGGAGCGTCAATGAAAAGGAATTCATGGACCTGTCAAAAAAGATCATACATGTGGACGGGAACCTGGGGACGGACAGTATCCGTGTGGTGGACTCCACCCCGTTCAACAGCGTGTATGAGACGGTATACCTGAACAAGATCCAGGAGCTGAAGGACACGAGCGGGAACACCGCAGCTTCACAGGGGCAGTCATCCAGCGTGACGAGCGCCTCCGGAATTGCATCCCTGCAGGAGGCGGCGGGCAAGCTGTCAAGGGATTCCAACCTTTCCTCTTACCGGGCATACAAGAAGGTCGTGGAGTTGGTCATTGAACTGGTGCGGCAGTTCTACAACGAACCGCGGTGCTTCCGCGTGGTCGGTGAGACGGGCGAGAACAATTTTGTCATGTTCGATAATACATCCCTGCTCCCCCAGCCGCAGGGGCAGGCACTCGGGCTCGACCTCGGGAACCGCCTGCCGGTCATGGACATTGAAGTGAAGCCGCAGAAAAAGAATGCATACAGCAAGGAGGCACAGAACCAGACAGCGCTGAACCTTTACAACATGGGATTCTTTGCAGCGAACAACGCGGATGCGTCCCTTGCCTGCCTGGACATGATGGATTTTGACGGCATTGAGAAGGTACGGGACAAGGTGAAACAGAACGGTACGCTGATGGATATGGTGGTGCAGCTGCAGCAGCAGCTTGCGGCGGCACAGCAGGCGATGATCCGGATGGGGGCAGTCATTGACACGCAGAACGGCACGCAGATCGTACCGCAGATCGCAGGGGAGGCACAGCAGACGCAGCAGGCGGCACAGGAAAAGGTCGAGAGCGGAAATGCAGGCAACATGGGCGGAAAGGTGGAGACCTCCAAAGGCTCGCTTTCCACACAGGCGGCAAGCGCGGCAAGGAGCAGTGCATCGCCGAGATAGGAGGAAGAATGACAAAGATATACATTGCGGAAATCGGACCGAACGTACTGTTCGAATGCACCGGGCATTCCGGATACGGGGAAAAGGGAAAGGACATCGTATGTGCAGCAGTATCCATCTTAAGCCAGACATTCGCGCTGCTGTGCATGGAACTGGAACAGGAACGGAAAATTCAGGTGAATGAGGCATATATCGGATCCGGGAGAATCAGGATATCCATCAAGGATTCGGACGGCTGTACCATGTACCCGGTGAAGATGCTGAAGACTGGTTTTTCCAGGCTGTGTGAAGAATACCCGGAAAATGTTTCTTTTACCACGGAGAAATGGGAGTCATGAGACTGGGGTGAATTTCATTTTTGTTTGTATTATGCTTATTGCAGCGGGCAGAAAGCCCTGGCACTTCGGAAAGGAACGATGTATGGAAAAAATGGTATTTGACCTTCAGCTGTTCGCTGACGGCGGCGGGGACGGAAGTGCATCCGGCACGGCCGCGGGAAGTGCATCCGGTACGGCAGAAGGGGAAAAGAGCAGGGGCGATTCGTTGTCAGACGTGATATACGGAAAGCAGGAGAGCACGGGGCAGACTGCAGCCCCGGAAAAGAAAACGGAAACGGCCGGTGATCCAAAGACAAAATCCCAGATGTTCGAGGACCTGATCAGGGGCGAGTACAGGGAGGAATTCCAGAAACGCACGCAGGGCATCATTGACCGGCGGTTCCGGGAATCCAAAGGGCTGGAGGAAAAACTCCAGTCACACGACGCCATCCTGAACATGCTGGCGGAAAAGTACGGCGTGGAGGCAGACAACGTTGCAGGACTCCGGAAAGCGATCGAGGACGATGAATCATTTTTTGAAAAAGAGGCACTGGAACGGGGGCTCACCGTAAAACAGCTCAAGGAAATGAAGCGGCTCGAACGCGAAAATGAGGAGTTCCGGAAGGCGGCAGAGCAGCAGGAGATGCAGCAGCGCAGCCAGCAGATCTATTCGCAGTGGCTCCAGCAGGCACAGGAATTCAAGGACCGGTACGGGCTGGCGGGTTTCTCCCTGGAGGAGGAAGTAAAAAACCCTGACTTTGTCAACCTGCTCCGTGCAGGGATTTCCGTGGAGAGCGCCTACAAGGCGGTCCATATGGATGACATGATCGGCGGGGCAATGGCAAAGACCGCGAGTGAAGTGAGGGAGAAGATGGCAAACAGCATTTCATCCCGCCAGAACCGGGCTGCAGAAAACGGCATTTCGTCACCGTCAGCCTCACAGGTATTCAAAACAGATGTCAGGTCCCTGACAAAAGCGGACAGGGATGAGATTGACCGAAGAGTGATGAGAGGGGCTGTCATCCGATTTTAGGATGTATCCTCTCCATCGGAAAGAGAGGAAAATTATGAACAGAAAACACTTGCTGGACATGTATGAAATGATGACACTGAACCTGCAGATGTTCGCCGAAGCGAACACGCAGACAACGGAATCCGAGGGCCTGTCCGATGAGATGAAGATCTACTACGAGAAGCGCCTGATCGATTATGCAGAGCCAAACCTCGTACATGACCAGTTCGCGGACAAGTACCCGATCCCGCAGAACGGAGGAAAGACCATCGAGTTCCGGAAATATGATTCCCTGGACAAGGTCGATACCCCGCTGCAGGAAGGCGTTACGCCGGACGGCGACAGCCTGCATGAGAGTGCGATCACGTCGACGGTAGAACAGTTCGGCAATTATATCACGATCTCCGACATGCTGCGGATGACCGCGATCGACAACAATGTGCTCCAGGCACTCAAAGTCCTCGGATCGCAGGCAGGGCGTTCGCTCGACAGCATCACGAGGGATGTGATGGCAGGAGGGACCAATGTCATCCGCGCAGGCGGAAGACTGAGCCGGAAGCTTCTGGAAAGCACCGATACCTTAAAGCCCATCTATTTCTTCCAGGCGGCGGCACAGCTTGAGGCGATGAATGCTCCCAAGATCGAGGGAAGCTATGTTGCCATTATCCATCCGTATACGGCATTCGACATCATGACAAGCCCGGAATGGATCGATGTGCACAAGTACGCGGACCCGGAAGCCATCTTCAACGGCGAGATCGGAAAGCTCGGGAATGTGCGCTTTGTACAGTCCACCGAGGCGAAGATATGGAAGGACGCTACATGCCCGAACGACGTGAAGCTCACCTATGCCACCGGTAAGACATTTGCGGATGTATACCGGAAGAACCGGCAGCAGTGCACATCGGACGATGACGTCATCAGCGCGGTCGCTGGTGGAAAGCCGATCTATGATGCTTCCGGAAATGCCATCGCGAACACGGACGGAACACCGGCCGTCGTGAAATGGACCGGAAGCGCGAGCGCGGTATTCGGAACGATCGTTCTCGGTGCGAATGCATACGGGACGACCGAAATCGAGGGCGGCGGTCTCCAGACGATCGTCAAGCAGCTCGGGGCAGGGGATGACCCGCTGAACCAGAGAAGCACGGTGGGATGGAAGGCGACCAAGACAGCGGAACGCCTCATTGAGCAGTACATGATCCGGCTGGAATCGGTCAGCTCATATTCGGAGCTGGCCGCAGCGAACTAGCGGTCTCTCCGGGAAAGGAGAAGAAAATGCCTGGAAAAGAAAATAATGGAAAAGCAGAAGTGCCCAGCATGAATGATATGGTGAGCGTGAAGCTCCCCCGTACCAAGGAAAAGACGGACGATGTTTTTGTAAGCCTGAACGGCAGGAACATGAAGATACAGAGGGGTGCCGCCGTGCAGATCCCGCGGTGGGCATACGAGATCCTGAAGAATTCCGAGGATATGGATGAGCTTGCACTTGAGAACCAGAAAAAAATGACAAAATCTTTTGCTTGATCCGACACAGGACGGATGAGAGGGGATATGGAGAAATCCGTATCCCTTTTTTCGTAGAAAGGAAACCATATGGCAACAATCAGCCAGATACTGGCAAAAGTGGATGAACTGAAACCTCACCAGTATGAGGATGCAGTCATGATCGGGTGGCTTGGCAGCCTTGAACAGAAGATACTGGATGAGGTCATACTGACGCATGAACTTCCGGAAGGGGAAGAACCGGAATTCAACGGATATACGGATGACGACATGGGGACGGAGCTCCTGGTGCCGGACCCGTACAGCGAACTGTATATTTATTACCTTTTCGCGATGATCGATTTCCATAACGGGGAGACGGAACGTTATGGAAATTCCATGATCATGTACAACAATGCATTTTCGTCTTTCTTCAACCATTACAACAGGACGCACAAGCCGATCAGTGCCCCGGTGCGGTTATAGGAGGGGATTATGAATCTTCCAAGACTGAATGCCAGAGCGGAGGGCGTGACAGTGCTCAGCCAGTTCCTTGGCGTGAATAAAAATTACAGCATACAGGATGCGCAGTTTGCGGACATGACCAACCTCACGAACGATTATTTCCCTGTCCTGGCGAACAGAAAGAAACGGGTGATCATTTCCTCACTCACGAACCCGCAGGGGTTCCTTGGGGGCAAGTACCTTGCATACGTCGATGACAACAGGCTCTTTTACAATGAAAAACTGATCAGGGAGCTGGAGGAAACGGATGCGGAAAGGAAGCTCGTGATGATGGGCGCGTACCTCGTGGTGTTCCCGGACGGGTATATATACAACACATACACCGGGGAGGATGAGACCATCTGTAACAGGACAAGTGCCAAAGGTGTGTCCATTTCCCTCTGCAAACTGGACGGGACGGTGTATGACGCGGACAATACGGTCGTATCGGGCAACGAGCCGGAAGATAAGAAGAAATACTGGATCGACACGTCGCAGGATACCGTGGTCATCAAGATGTACTCGGATACCTATTCTTCCTGGACTTCCGTGGCGACCACGTACGTGAAATTCCAGGCACCGGGGATAGGCAGGGGATTCGCGGAATATGATGCAGTGAAATTTGAAGGCGTGGACGGCGGGGACTGGCTCTACAACGGATACGACTTCAACCAGAACAATATCGTATATGCGTGCGGGGATGACTACCTGGTCGTGGCAGGGCTCATAAACATTTACCACACGAACAGCGGCACCATCACGTTCCGCAGGGAGCTGCCAGAAATGGACTTTGTCTGCGAGCAGGACAACCGGATCTGGGGATGCTCGTCGGAGAACCATGAGATCTATGCCTGCAAGCAGGGAGACCCGAAGAACTGGTATTTTTACGGCGGGATGGACAGCGATTCGTATGCCGTCACCGTTGGGACGGAGGATGTGTTCACCGGGGCAGTGGCGTATGCCGGGTATGTGTTCTTTTTCAAGGAGAACGGGTACCACAAGATATACGGGAACAAGCCGTCCAACTATGAAATGGTGTGGAAGCCGGGGCGCGGCGTGCAGAAGGGCTCGGAGCAGTCCCTCGTGACCGTGTCGGACTTCATCATGTACAAGGCGCGGGACGGCGTATGCCTGTATGACGGGACAAGCCAGAAGGTATCGGATGCGCTGGGGACGGAGCCGTATTATGATGCGGTCGCAGGTGCCTACCGGGACAAGTATTTCATTTCCATGAGGGACAGGGACTACCGCTACCGGCTGTATGTATATGACACGACAAAAGGCACGTGGGTGATCGAGGATGACCTTAAGGCAAAATACATGGCACTGGCAAATGACGGGTTCCATATCGTGGACCAGGACAACCGGATGTTCGTCGTGAATTATGAGGTACTGGTACAGGCACTGTTTCCTGGAATGGACAGCCTGTATCCGGATGATGACCTGTACCCGGGGGACGGGATCGGCGGGGAGATCGAGGATACGGTAGACTGGTCCTTTGAGTCCGGGGACATGGGCATGGGCGACCCGTACCACAAATACCTGAAACGGCTCATTGTGCGTCTGTGGCTGGACACCGGTACGCGGATGCGCATCGAGGTCATGTATGACAGTTCCGGGGAATGGAAGGAACTGGTGAATTACCATGCAACACGGAAACGGAGCTACGAGATCCCGGTGGCTGTGCAGAGGTGCGACCACTGCAGGATACGGTTCAGCGGCCGGGGGGATTTCCGGCTCTACAGTATTGCAAGGCAGACAGAGGAAGGGAGTGGAAAGTAATGGCAGCATTTGATGCACCAAACATCAATGTGGAAAAGAAATCGAACGAACAGAACATGCTCACAGTCAAGAACTACCTGTCTGACCTGGCTGACACGCTGAATTACACGTTCAACAGCCTGCAGGGGCAGATCAGTGCGCTTGAAGAGCAGATAGAGGAACTGAAAGGATAAGGAGGGATAAGGATGGCATCCAAGAAATCTACGACAACGGGTACAAGCAAAAAGACCACTGCATCGACCACGTCAGGCACAAGCAAAAAGACCACTGCATCGACCGCGTCAGGCACAAGCAAAAAGACTACGTCCGGTACAAGCAAAAAGACTACGTCAGGCACGAGCAAAAAGACCACGTCAGGTACAAGCAAAAAGTCCACATCATCAGCCACGACCGGGAAAACGTCGTCGATAACCACGTCGTCTGCTGCATTGCCGGAGTCAACGGTGCAGCTCATTGACGATAGGAAAATAGATTCAAAGGACACGGTATCACAGGTCCTCGGAAATACGGCAACAGGGACTTCGGCTGTTTCCGTGCCAGCTGTTTCCGTTCCGACGGTGGCTGCCCCGACACTGACGGAGGCAACGCCGTTTACGACTTCGGGCACGACGAACAGCTACCTGTCGAAACTGCAGAGTGCCGAGGCAAACAAGCCGTCCGCATATACACGGCAGTCGACGGCAACACCGTTTACGACTTCAGACACGACGAACAGTTACCTGTCAAAGCTCCAGGCAGCCGAAAACAATGCACCGTCCGCATACCAGAGCAGTTACCAGACGCAGATAGACGCGCTTCTGGACAAGATCACGAACAGGGAAAAGTTCTCCTATGATTTCAATGCAGACCCGCTCTACCAGCAGTACAAGGATTCCTACACCAAGCTCGGGAAAGAGGCATCCATCAATGCGGCGGCAAATGCTGCCGCACTGACGGGCGGTTATGGAAATTCCTACGCTGCAACCGCAGGAGCCCAGGCGAACCAGCAGTACCTGAGCCAGCTCAACGATGTCATTCCGGAGCTTTACAATGCCGCAATGGAAAAGTACCAGATGGAAGGCGAGGACATGTACAACCAGTACAGCCTTTATTCGGATGCGGAGCAGAATGCCTACCAGCAGTACAGGGATTCCGTGAGCGACTATTATAATAACCTGAGTTACTACAACAGTGCCTACAACAATTCGTACAGCAATGACCTGAATACGGCAAATTTCAATGAGAATGTCCGACAGTATGAGGACAGCATGGCATATCAGCAGTACCGGGATTCCGTGAGCGATTATTACAATGATCTGAGCTACTACAACAGCGCGTATAACAGTTCCTATGCAAATGACCTGAGTGCGGCAGAATATAATGAGAACGTGCGCCAGTATAATAACAACATGGCATACCAGAAGTACCGGGATGCGGTATCGGACAGCCAGTGGACCGCCCAGTTTGAGGAAAGCGCAAGGGAGTACGGACTGGATTATGCCCTGCAGAAGGCATCACAGGACCTTGCGGAAAAGGAGTACCAGACATCTGCCGACCAGTGGGAGAAAAATTTCAGCTATCAGAAGAACCGGGATGCAGTGTCGGACAGCCAGTGGCAGCAGTCGTATGACTACCAGAAGAGCCGGGATGCAGTGTCGGACAGCCAGTGGCAGCAGTCGTATGACTACCAGAAGAGCCGGGATGCAGTATCGGACAGCCAGTGGCAGCAGACATTCGATTACCAGAAGGAGCAGGATGCAATATCAAATGCGCTTGCGAAGGCTTCGGCAAAATCCGGTTCGGCATCAGGTTCTTCCGGCGGGGAGGCAGGCAGTACTGCTGTTCTGTCCAACATCTCCTCCGTCCTTCAGGGAGCACTGAGAAGCGGAAATGCAGAGCGGTATCTTTCAGATGCACTGGAGAACGGCAAGATCACGGAGGAAGAGGTTAAGTTCATTCTTGAGAATGAACTGATCCCGTTAAGCGGAACAAAAAAATAAGGAGTGGGTCATGGCAAAACGGACGTTTGATGAAATAAAAAGGGATGTGCTTGAGAAAAAGAATGGAAACTACCGGACTTCAAACACAAATTCCACGACGGCATACCAGAAGAAAAGCATAAGACAGAAGCAGCAGGAACAGAACCGCCAGGCACTTGCAGGTGCGATCGCACTTGCACGGAGCGGCGGGGGCAGCACCGCGGATACTTCCGGCACAATTCCATATAAGAAGGCGGAGACGGATTCGGTGCAGGGGATGTCGCGGACATCCTCTTTTGCAAATTTGGCAAAGACACCCTATGAGCTTGCGACCGGAAGCACGGACCCGATGCGCCTTTTTGATTACAACCAGAGCACGAAGAAGACCGAGAAGCAGAAGACGAGGGAGACGGCACATGCGGCGGTGGATGCACTACCGGACGGGGCAGAGGAGGCAATCGGGGAAGTACTCAAAGCGCAGGACAACAGGAGCTGGTGGCAGAAGGCAGCAGCGAACCTCAGCGGAACCGAGGGAATACTCGGCAACCATAACAGCAAATATTCCCGGGAACTGGACGAGATCAATTCCGGAAAAATCGACGAAAGCACGGTCAGCGGCATGCTGCAGTCCCGATATGGAATGACAAAGGACCAGGCGGACTATTACCAGCGGAACTGGACCGGAATCAAAGATATCCTGGACCAGGAGGAACAGGAGAACGCGGAGCAGGAGCTTCTCGACAAATACGGGGATGAGGCTTACGAGCTGATGAAGACGTACAATGAGAACCGTTCCGCATACAGTTCCTACTCTGCAAACGCCGGACTTACCGGGATGATCCCGTCGTATTCTGCGCAGAGCGGCTTGCTGGACAGGGCAGACGAAGCGAAAGAGGAGCTGCAGGAGAAATACGGACTGACGGATGAAGAGTTTTCGGCATTCAGTGAGGCAGTAAAGAAAAAGACAAATGCAGATGAGACCGAGGAGCGGGATACAGAGATCGAGGATTTCATTACAGAGCATCCTGTGGCAGGCGGTACGGTCATGTCTGCCGTGGACGTGCTGACCTCCCCGCTCTCCGGTCCGATGGCATTTGTGGGGACGCTGACGGGGCAGGACACGAATTCGAATTACTATGCGCTCCAGAACATGGCGAACACGACGGAATCCGCCGTGACCAGCAATATCAGTTCAGCGATCACAAAGAAGGCAAAGAAAAGCGGATGGAGCGAAAACGGGACAAATGCCGCCATCGGGCTTGCCAATTTTGCCTACGGGACTGGAATGAGTGCGGCAAAGAGCGGATTCACCATGCTGCTTGGAGGGGAGATCGCGTCCAGCCTTGGGTACACCGGGGAAGCGGCATCAAAGGTCGCGGAGCTTGTGACGCTCCCGACATTCGGAACATCTGCTTTTACGTCCACGCTGCAGGACGAGCTTGACCGCGGGATTGGGGAGAAGGAGGCATATCAGACTGCTTTTGCGAACGGTCTGAATGAAATGCTCTTTGAGAAAGTCTCCCTCGACAGTGTATACAGCCGTTTCAAGGTCAATGGGAAAAGCGGTGTCGTGGATTATCTGAAGGACTGGGCAATCCAGTCCGGCATTGAGGGCTCGGAAGAAGTGTTCACGGACCTGGCCAACAGCATAGCGGATAGTTTCGTCAATGGGGCATTCTCGGAATACCAGACAGACGTAAGGGACTATGTGGAACAGGGCATGAGTACGGAAGATGCCAGGAAGAAAGCAAACCTTGATTACCTCGCACAGCTCGGAGAGGATTTTGCAGGAGGTGCGCTCGCCGGAGCCATCCATGGAGGCGGAGCGCTGATTGCCAACAACATCCATTATAAGAGTGCCGGAACAACGCTCAACAAGGCAGAAAATATCAACGAGAAGACCACACTCGTGGAAGCTGCCAGACAGATGAACATCAATACGACCGCGTACCAGCTTGCCTCGACCAAGACGCTGGAGGAGCTGACAGATGAAGATATGGGAGAAATCCTTGCATCTGCACAGCAGACAAGTACGGAAGAGGTCGAATCCGTGCTTGAGGCGGAACTGGAGGAGCGCGGCGAAAGTGCGGATACCGCAAGATCTTATGCCAGGACGATGGTGGAGATGGCGGAAGAGCCGAGCGATGAAGTATCTGTCCTTTCCAATGCGAAGCGGGTAAGGCAGTTCAGCGGAAATGACAATGCGGCAGAGGTCTATGGGAATTTCCTCCGTGGCGAATATGATGACCGCCTGACCGTGAATAATGCGCTCAGGGAAGTCGAAAACGTGCTTGGGGATGGAGACTTCGAGACGGATGCAGAAAGCGGAAATCTGGACGGTTACGCGGCGCAGAACGCAGATGTAAAAACGGCGGGGAATACTGCAGATACTACAGCAGATACGGCAGACGAGAACCTCTTAGGACAGAATGTCCGTACCAATACTGGGGAAAATGTGACCACAGGGGACCCATCCCAGACGGGAGACAGTACGCAGAATTTAGCAGGTCGTGCAGCAGTATCCTCCGGAACTTCAGGGAATGAAGGATACCGCGGGGGACGGACAACTGCAGACCGGGCAACGGAGGAGCTTGTCTCCAACCAGCGCAGCCTAAAAAAAGTCGATGCAGTGCTGGACGGAACGCGGGTGCAGGTAACGGGATTCAGCAGGAACACGGCGGATGCATCGAAGATCGTGGTCACGGATGAAAGCGGGAATACGAAGGAGACATCACTTGACGCGGTCACGCTTCCAGACAGCATCCGCGCCATTTATTATTCGGCGGCAAACCTTGGTGATACCTATGCGGCAAATGCAGCCGTCAATGATTACCAGGGGGAGTCCGCACCACTGTACAACATCGGGATCATGACGGCATATTATACGGGGCGTGCAGGGCAGTTCAGCTATGACCAGTTCAAGAAACTTCCGCACAATGCGACCATCTTTGCAGCAGTCAACGAACCGGCGCTCCGGGAACAGTATGAACTTGGGCACAATGCCTACCTGCGGGAGCAGGAAGGGACAAAAAGGGAACGTGCGG